GATAACGAGACTTTCACTACAGACAATGATGATAATATTATCGGTTGTCCTCACTGTGGGACTCGTCACTTAAGGAGGGATGGATGGAACTATTACAAAGACTCGAAGAAACAAATGTGGCTTTGTTATGGTTGTCATAGAAAAACATTAAAACCAAAAATACTACAACCAAGTCCCTTCAAAAAGGAAGTCCCCATTACTGAGGATTTACCAGTTGAAGATATTATAAAGCACAGGAGTAAACAATATACTCAAAAAGTAAAAGGAAGGGGCAGTAAGAAATTAATTAACGTGGATGTTAATATAGATGGACCAATAGGAATTGCCCATTTTGGCGACCCTCACGTTGATGATGATGGAACAAATATTGCACAAATCATTCAATACACAAATATTATCAACAAGACAGAAGGATTGTTTGCTGGGAATCTCGGTGATATTCAGAACAACTGGGTTGGTCGTCTTTCTCACCTATATGGACAACAATCCACATCAGCCAAAGAGTCTTGGAGGTTATCTGAGTATTTCGTGAATAGTGTAGAATGGCTATATCTAATTGCAGGTAATCATGATGTATGGTCAGGAGAAGGTGACCCATTGGATTTTCTGATGCGTGACCACAAAGGAGTATATGAAAAATGGGGAGCGAGAATGAATATAAGATTCCCGAATGGAAAAGAGGTAAGAATAAATGCTAGGCACACATTCAAGGGGAATTCTATATGGAATACTGCACACGGAGTTTCAAGAGCTATCCAAACTGGATGGCGTGACCATTTGCTTACTTGTGGTCATACTCATGTATCTGGCTATCAAGTACTCAAAGACCCATCAACAGGGTTAATAAGTCACGGACTGCAAGTGGCATCATTTAAGATTATTGATAATTATGCAGATAAATTAGGACTAGATGATAAGAATATTTTCAACTGTCCTATAACTATAATCGACCCTCAGTATGAGGATTACGATAATAGACTAATAACAGTCATATTCAATCCAGAAATTGGAGCAGAATATCTAACCTTCTTGAGGAATAGGAAATGATGAGATACTATTGGGAAGCAATATTCAGCACAGAGTATTTCCCCTATTGGGAATTTACAATGTTGATGATGTTAATGATGCTTCTTAGTGTTCTATGGAGATTAAATCGCATAGAAAAAAAGATAGATGGAAGTTGGTGGGCTAAGTCCTAATGCCGACTCCATTTATGTGTCACGAGTGTGACAAACCAACAATGAATAACACAGGAATCTGTGATAGTTGCGTAGAACCAACAACCGCAGACGAATACAATGAGGAGTATTATGAGTATAAAGAGAAAGGGCGTGACAAAAGGCGAGATAGTCTCAAACTTAAAAGGTCTTATAGAAACGCAGGACAAGATAGTTCAATGGTTAAAAGCTATAAACGAAAAGCTAAGTTTGGTAGATAATGTTCTTGGGGCTTATGTAGGATTTAAAGGAGATAGTGATGAGTTCACAAAATACATCGAAGAAAAAAATAAGGAAGCCGAAAAAGAAGAACCAAAGCCAAAAAAAGGTAAGGGTCGTGCTGGGCTATCTAAGTCAAAGAAGTAGTATTACTACGACTCCATATCCCGGTCCGTGGCAAATATAAATACACAGAATGTAAGTGAAGCTGAAGAGATACTTGAGTTAGCTAGTAAAGACCTTATTGCTTTCGGAAAGTTATTTCTGCCAGATGACTTCATGAGAAGTGAAACACCTGCCTTCCATTTTGAGATGGCAGATGCGATTGACGATGCTCAATGTAAGCAACTGGCGATTATACTCCCCAGAGGTCATGGTAAAACGGTGCTTACAAAGGCTAGTATCATTAAAGACTTTTGTTTTTTAGATACTGATATGCATTTCTATGCTTGGGTATCTGCTACACAAAGACTATCCGTAGGGAATATGGATTACATTAAACACCATTTCGAGTACAATGAAAAACTCATTTATTATTTTGGGAGACTCAAAGGGAAGAAATGGACAGAGGAAGATATAGAGTTAACAAATGGATGTAAACTTATTAGTAAGAGCAATGTCGCAGGAATCAGAGGTGGAGCGAAACTTCATAAACGATACGACCTCATCATCCTTGACGACTTTGAACACGAACAAAACACAATCACGCCAGAAGCAAGGGCAAAAAATGCGAATCTTGTTACTGCCGTTGTCTATCCTGCTCTTGAGCCTCACACTGGTCGCCTTCGTGTCAATGGTACTCCTGTACATTATGATTCTTTCATCAATAATCTTCTTACTAGTAATGCAAAGGCTCTTAAGGGGGATAAAGAATTTGCTTGGAAGGTGATTACTTATAGAGCTATACGAGATGATGGAACTGCATTATGGGATAGTTGGTTTCCATTAAGCAAATTAGAAGAAAAGAAGAAGTTTTATAGAGATTCTGGGACTCCTTCTAAATTTTACCAAGAATATATGATGGAGGTACAGAGTGAAGAAGATGCAGTCTGGACTTATAAACATATTAAATACTATGAAGGATTTTATACCCACGAGGATGGAGTCAACTACATTAGTATTGATGGCGAAAGGATTCCTGTTAATACCTTTATTGGCTGTGACCCTGCTACTGACATTGACACTAAGGAGTCTGACTTTTCTGTTATCATGGTTGTTGCGGTGGATGTCAATAATAATTTATACGTCTTAGAATATGAAAGGCATAGGAGTATACCTACTCTAGGTGCAAAGGATAAGGATAACAAGATAATCGATAAGAAGGGAGTTTGTGATTATATTATGGAACTTCATGAGAAGTATCATTGTACAAGCTCTTGTGTTGAAGACGTTGCTATGAATAGGTCTATTTTCCAAGCATTAAATGACGAGAGAAGAAGGCTTAATAAGTATAATATTGCAGTAATCCCAGAGAAGCCCGGAGGTACACAGAAGAGAAATCGTATTTATAGTGGACTTTCTGGTAGATTTTCACTAGGCGCAATATTTGTTAGAGAAAACCAGTTTGATTTAATTAACGAAATAGTTACATTTGGACCTAGAATGGCTCATGATGATACCATTGAGGCACTTTATTATGCTAATTTATACGCATTTCCTGCTAATTTGACGCAAAATAAGGAAAAAAAGTGGTATAAAAAGAAAAAAAGAGCAAAAAGTTGGATAATAGCTTAAAAAAGAGGAGGAAAAATGTATAAATACGGAAAACGGTCTAAAAGTAGGATGAAGGGGATTGACCCTAGATTAAAAGAAGTCCTTGACCATTTGATTGAAATAATGGATGTCACAATTATCGAGGGAGTTAGAAGTGCTAAGAAACAAGCAGAGTACTTTAAAAATGGTAAAAGTAAAATTGATGGAAAGTCTAAGAAGTCTCAACATCAAAAAGGTAAAGCCGTTGACCTTGCTCCATATCCTATTGACTGGGATGACCGTGATAGGATGCATTATATGGGAGGTATGCTCAGAGGTATAGGGCATATGTTAGGCTATAAACTCCGTTACGGAGGAGACTGGGATGGTGATGGTGTGACAAAAGACAATAAATTTGATGATTTAGTTCATATTGAGATAAGAGATTGAAGTCTCTTAACATACAAAAGCCGTGGAGGGTTACAAAAAATTGGAAATATCCGTATTCTGGTTTAAATGACCCAAACTATATAAAAGATAGGAACGAGCTTTTTAGAGAAAATGGTAACGGATGGTGGTGGGGAATGGACTCAGACTTAAAACCTATAATAAAAAAGAGGTCTTAAATGCCAAGAGGTAGAAACAAGAAAGCTGATGTAGTGAGGGACTTATGGAAAAAGACTAATACATTTCATAGAAGGAAATGGTATAATGATAGTCAACAGGGAGTAGACTTCTATTTAAATGACCAATTATCACAGGCTGAAAAAGACTCTTTAACAGAATCCGGGATGCCAGATTTTGTTATTAATAGAATTACACCAGCTATTGATATTATGAAGTACTTTGTAACAGCCAATAACCCAAGATGGCAGGCTGTAGGGGCAGAGGGTAGTGATTCAGATATTGCTCATATTCATGGTGCTATTTCTGAGTATTGTTGGCATAGGTCAGGTGGTAAGAGCCTTTTTGGTCAAGTAATTCATGATTCATTATCAAAGGGTATTGGTTTTTTTGCAGTTACAGTTGATACTAATGCGGACCAAGGGCAGGGTGAAGTTGTATTTTCATCTGTTGACCCTTATGATGTTTATGTAGACCCTACATCTAGAGATATTCAGTTTAGGGATGCTAATTATATTATTATTCAGAAGAATATGTCTAAAGAAGCATTAAAGAAATTAATGCCTCAGTATAAAAATAAGATTTCTAGGGCAACTGGAAGCCCTGAGGCGAAACAAACTTCCAATAGGGATAAAGACGCAAGTTATTCTATACAACATTCTGATATAGATTTTGCTGATACATTCAAGCCAGATGATGGAGAAAGAGATGACACTCTTGATTTTTATGAGTGTTACCAAAGAGTATCTGTCCCATTTATTTCTGCTTTAGTGAAAATACCTCCCTCTCCTGCTGAGATGGAAATTATTCAACAACAAGTCCAACAAGAAATGGAAATGGCTAAGGCTGAGTTACAAGTTTCTATGCAAGAAAGGCAGTTAGAGTTAGAAACCGCTGTTCAGCAAGGAGATATGATTCAAGAAAGGGCAGAACTTGAGATGACTAAAGCCCAACAGGAGATGCAGTCTCAACTTGAACAACTTCAAAAAAGTATGGAAGCTAAACTTGTTGAAGCAAAAACTGCCACAGATACTCAGATTCATGAGAAATCAGTATTTGATAATTTTATGGAAGAAAAGGGTTACGCAGAAAATGTCATAAGTTATAATGAATTTTACGAACAACGAATAAAGCTTACTTGTGTTGCAGGGGATATGTTCTTATACGAACAAAGACTTGCTGTTGATAACTATCCTCTTGTCCCTATTTGTTATACACATACTGGGACTCCATATCCGATGAGCGCAGTGACTCCTATGATAGGTAAACAACAAGAATTAAATAAATCCCATCAAGTTATGTTACATAATGCTAACCTCGCTTCTAATCTAAGGTTTGTTTACCAAGAAGGTTCTATTGACGAGGATGAATGGGAGCAGTATTCATCTGCCCCCGGTGCATTGTTGAAGACTAGACAAGGATTTGAAGTTCCAACAGTAATAAATCCTCAGCCAATTAATAATGCATTTTTTACTATAACACAACAAGGCAAAGAGGACTTAGAACATATTTCTGGCGTTACAGGTCAGATGCAGGGAGTTGGACAACCCCAACATGAAACTTATAGAGGTATGTTAGCATTAGATGAATACGGAACTAGAAGAATTAGACAGTGGACAAATAATGTTGTAGAACCAGCTCTTGAGAGCTTAGGTAAGGTTTTTATGCAGGTTGCTCAAATTGTATACAGTTCTAATAGGGTGTTTAGAATTGTTCAGCCAGAAGAAGGAATGTCTGAGCCTGAGGTTAGTCAAGTAGAGATAAATATCCCAGTTTATAATGATTATGGTCAAGTAATAAAAAGATGGAATGACTATGCTAGTTCAAAATTTGACGTAAGGATTATTGCAGGTTCTACACAACCAGTCAATAGATGGGCTTTACAAGACGAATATTTTAAGTTTTTTGAAGCAGGTCTTATTGATGATATTGCCATGATTCAACAAACTGATATAAGAAATAAAAAACAAATACTTCAAAGAAAGTCTTTATATTCTCAACTACAAAATACTATACAACAACTTGAAGGAACAGTTAAAGACCAACAGGGAACTATACAGACCCTTGAACGTCAAGTAGTTCAGGCAGGGATAAAAGATAAAGTTAGAACTGCTGATGTTGAGATTAATAAAGCGGTTAATGAGACAACTGCTCAGCAAAAACTGGTGCAGAATATCATGAAGACGGAACTTAGTTCTGCTAAGAAAGAACAAGTTGCAAAAGAAAAAGGGTAATCGTAGATTAAAAGGAGTAAATAATGAGTGAAGCAATAAAAAAGGACAACGCAGAGGTTGATTTAGAGAATCTGCCCCCTGAGACTGATACTCAGAAAATAACAAAACAGGACGATTTTTTCGACCAGCTTGATAGACAGGTCATGGGTTCGGCTCTTAGTGAGCCTTCGGAATCTCATCCAAAACAGCAAGTTGAGACAACTTCTCCTCAGGAGAACCCTCAAAACGCTGAGGTCGATTACGACCAACTTGAGAAAAGGTATAGTGATTCTTCTCGTGAAGCAAAACGACTTAACACTCGTTTAAAAGAGTTAGAACCATATTTACCAGTTCTTGAAGCGATGAAAGAAGACCCCAATCTAGTTTCTCATGTGAGAGGCTACTTTGAGGGTGGTGGTTCAGCCCCTAAAAGCCTTAAGGAAGAACTTAATTTAGGAGAAGACTTTATGTTTGATTATGATGACGCAGTTTCAGACCCAAATTCTGATAGTGCTAAATTATTTCAAGCAACTGTTGATGGTGTAGTTCAGAAAAGAATCAGGCAGTTTTCAGATGAGCAATCTCGTCAAAACCAGAAATTAGCTGATGAGCAGGATTTTCGTGCTAAGTATCAGTTGACAGATGGCGACTATGATGACCTTGTAGAATTTGCAAAGCAGAAGAAATTGACTCTTGAAGATGTATACTATCTAAAGAACCGTGAAAGCCGGGACAAAAGTATTGCCGATAATGTTAGGCAAGAACAAGTCCAGCAATATGATAGGGTCCGACAAGGAACTCCTCAGAGTATTGCTAGTGTAGGTAACGAGGTTCGAGAAGAGACTTCTCTTGATGACCAAGTATTCGACCAATTATTAGGCGTAGGGGAGCGAATCAACGACATCGGATTATAGCTAATAAAACCGTGGGTTTATCCCACACATAAAGGAAAATAACATGGCTGACACAAGTTATCCTCAGAATACCCCTCTGAAACTAGCTACCAGCTCAGGACTTTCCGAAAACAGTAAAGCTATTGCCGCGTCTGGTCTATCAACTGGTGACCTCAGGAGACGATATGACTTCTCCGAAAGGTTTGCAGAATTAGCAATCGACCAAACACCATTCTTCCGTTTGGTGTCAGGTCTTGCAAAATCTCCAGTAGACGACCCGCAG